TGAAACTTTCAATCGGAGTATCAAAAATATCCTGTTGTCCTGATCGATAAAGCTTCGTTCCCTCTCTGATAATTTTCCACTTAACAGCGTTAGCCCACTGGTTGAACTGCTTTTCGTCTGAGAATGATATATTTTTTGCCGATGCCCAGGCTCTGAGAATTTCAATAAAATCTTTGGGAACTCCGCCCGCTTTTCTCCCCTGTTGTAGAACTCCCACATAGTTTGCACCGGAGAGAGTTCCGGCAAGTCCGCTGGATTGAATCAGGAACGAAGCTCTTGTTTTTCCTGAAGCAACTTGTCCGGCTTGTTCGTGCCGGTGAATTATATCCGCTTCGAGTATTTCAAGCTCTTCATAAAGGATTATTTCCGATTGTGATTCGTCATTCATGGTTATGACTTGTATTTTGATTCAATCACTTTGTTATAATTCACCTGATATTTATACTCTTCCAAGTCGGTGAATAGGATTCCGAACACTTTAGAGTATTTCCAGCAATCCGTTATCGTGTCGGGGTCTTGTGAGTATGCTTTTGCTAGTGCTTTGATAGTACCTATTTCGCCAATATTTTGCATAAGTTCTTTTACTCCAGCTTTTTTCTCTTCTACCGATGGCTCGTAGACTAACATTGTTGCTTCTGTATCAATCCAAAACTTTAAACCCTCAACTATTTCTTTAAAATAATCAACCAATAAAAGGTAATCATTTTTTTTTGGAGTGAATTTGTGTAGACAAAAGAATACTTTTTCAAATTTCTCAACCTCATCTGCATCGCTAGCCAGAATCTTTCCCAGTTCGATACGCTGACCGAAAGTCATATCACCCTTTTTTATGTCTATTTTTGATAAAATGATAGTATTTGCGTCAATTATTGGAGTTTTGTTTTTATCTGCCCGGTGTAAGAATCTCATTTATTCATGTTTTTAATGTCGTTTTTCTATCAAACTGTCAAGGTTAACTATCAAGGTTTCGATTACCAACTATCAAGGTTTTAAAAGTTTTGTTTACAGTTGAATTGCAGCATGATTGAAATCTCATTTGCATCGAAGCGGGGAAGTGGAGTGTAGAACTTCCAACTATCTACACGGTCAAAGATTCCGCAAGCGTTGTATTTCTCCATGAATGGGAAAATGATTTCACTTTCAATCTGTGAGCGTATGGCTTCACGCTCTATAGCTGATGTTTCCAACTCGGTAAACCTACAGAAGTAAATTTGCACTTGAGTAGTTTTTTGAGGCACGAACTTGTCACGGGTATAACTACCTTGAGTAAACTCTTCAATGTAGGCAAATGCAGCATCAAGCGTTTTCTCATCTGCTTTGAGGTTCATCATTCGGTTTTCTTCATACTCAACCGGATAGAGCGGTTTTTTAAGTTCTCCATCTTCTACACTTTCAATAAGTGTTTTAATCTCTTTAATCATGATTCTTTGTTTAAATCGTTTTCTAATCTTGAAGCCATTGCGCGTGTTGGATAGCGGAGCTGTCGACACCTTGATAAAGACTTCTTTTCTTCTGATTTTTTCAGATAGATTTTGTTACGTTGTTTGATTCTAATTCCGATACCAACTAAAAGAGATACAAAGCTCACGAGTGCTAACTTCCAAGCCAGTGAGAAATTGAACAGCATGTAACCCAGCGAGCAGTAAAAGCATCCTACGATTACTTTTAAAATGACGTTAATTGTTTTCATTAAAATGATATTTTGCGTATCCCTTTGGATACAGGTTTAATTAAAAAATACATTCCCATTATCAGCATATCCAAGTAATCGGGTGAATTTCCTAGTATGGCTTTCATTTCCTCTTTGCTGATTATTCGCTTCTTTTGAGTATCATCAAGTCCGCTAACCTCTTTGAGAACTCCTAGCTCTTCCTTGATTGTTTCCTCCTGTTCTTTTGTGCAAATAATTCTCAACTCCCTTTTATTAATCACGTCAGCAAGCTTGTAAGCACACTCAGACTTTAGGTTTGCATACTTCGTTGCGTTGATTGCTACAGCTCCATTGTGAAACTCTTTGATTCCCTCAATATAGCTTTCGAGGAAAGAACCCAGACCATCACTATCAGCAACCGTTCGGCTTCTTCCAACTCCATCGGCTGCCATAAGTTCTTTCAAATCCGTTTCAATCATCTTTCCCGGAGAGTAAGGTTTATCAATGGCCACTCTGCAAACTAAACCTCTCCAAGAACCAGCAACAAAGCGGTCACGCCCTTTCATTGCTAAATCCGCGCTGATACTTCTATCAGTCCCGGCTTTGACATGTTCGTTTGTGAAGCAATCACATATTGCATCGTAATCGACCAGCATATCAGGGTCATCGTCATACTCCCAGTTACCATGCAGTAAGCGTTCTTTCTGCGTTTTGCTCAACGTTCTTTCAAGGTTTAATAAATACCCTTCAGGAAGTTGTTTATTGTCAGTGGGCAAAGCCTGAATAAATCTTCGCCAGTGTTCGAGCTTTCCCTCTTTGTGCTTTTTATAGTGATCGGAATAAAGAAAGTTCTTTGCTGGATTACACGTTATCAACAGTTTCGGTACCAGGTTATAAATATCATTTTTCCAACGTCCAACACTTGCACCTAAACTGCTTTTTGCTTCAAAACTGAACTCTCCGCCCTCTTCAATCCACCCTCTTGTCATTTGCATTGAGCCAAAACGCTGATACATCGGGTCGGTCGGTTTATATGCAGCATCCAAAAGGTAAACACGGCTTTTATTGTAAAGCTGAAAGTAATTATCATTACCTTGGTACCTAAAGTATTTATCTGTCAATCCCCAATCCTCAAACACTTCATGAATTGATGGAATAGTGTACTTTCTTAAATCAATCAACTGACGTCTGGCAATGAAATAAAATGTTTCAGGATATGTAAGGGCATCACTGAAAGTTAGTGAGCAGCCCAGATATGTTTTACCACTACCTTTTGAACCTCCATAAGTAACCTCTGTTACTTCATCATCAGCCCATGACCGGCAAACTTCCTTTTGTTTCTCGTTTCCGTGTGTGTCGAATACTATTTCCATCACTTCACAACCATTCCTGTAATCTGTTCTAACACTATTGCTCCGCCATCCTTGCCAGTGAGTTCTTGCTTATCCGACAATCCCAAATCACGAGCAATGATATTCGGATTCAAAAAGCCGGAAGCAGCTCCACTGAATTTTTGATTGTAGATTGTTTCGCGTATGCACGTGATGACTTCGGAAAAATCTTTAGACACTTTGTCGGTCTTAGATTTTAACCCATCTTCAAAATCACTAAAATACTTTGTATTGCAATTCAGATACAGGCATAAACCCTGAATTGTGTAGGGTCTCATTTTTGGCAGGTTTACAAACTGTTCTGGAAATATAACCTCTCCGGTTTCTTTATCCTTGTACGGTTTTTGTGTGGCTTTTGCCTGTTCAACTTCAAGGAATGGGTGTTCGTCGCACCATTGGAAATACTCACATGCTGCTTTCCACATTAAAGTTGAGGTGGAGAACAGTTTATCACGTCCATGTTTTGAACGTAGTTTCCAGAACTGATTTTCTTTAGGTGCTGCCATGGTGTCAATTTTTGCACAAATTTATGCAGTCGATATTCCATAACAATGGTAATTTTGAATTAAAAGAGTGGGTTTTGAGCGAAACGCACTCTTTTAATTGTTAAGAACAAAAAATCCCCTACCAAATGACTGATAGGGGATTAAATTTTAATGTTTAGTTTTCGTCGTGTGCTCTTCGCCATCGGTCACGCATAGCAGTTGCCAAATCATCTTTACTTTCTTTTTCAACTAGGAAAATAAAGAAGTCCAGGTGAATGGATAGTTTTATAAGCATTTCAATGCTTATCCACTTACCAGCTTCTATTTTTGAAACTGTGCCTTTGCTAATTCCTAACTCATTGGCAAGTTCTTCTTGTGTGATTCCTTTTTCTTTTCGGAAATCAAGTAGCCAGCTACCTATTAGCTGGCGTACTTGTGTTATGTATTCGGGGTTAATTTTTTGATCCATATTCTTTGCACATTGCTTTTAGTCGGTTTAAATCTTTAATTTTGGGTTCGTCTGCATTTTTTGTTTCATCAATAAGTGGCACGTCATGAGTTGTAGCTGTCCAACTGCTACCAGTTACCGGGCTTGTGTAAGTTACCTTGTAATGTCCATAACCTGAAAATTGGAAAGAAAAATCGCTGATTGAAATTCTGTTTGTTGCTTTCATAATTTTTAGCAGACTTTAAAGACCTGCGCCGGTCTGTTGATTTGTTTTATTTATTAGTTGTGAAATAATTTAGAAATTTCTCTTGCTGAAAATTGGTTATTCATTCCGAAATTGTGTTGAACTAAATACAAGCGGATAGTTTGAATTTGCTCATTTGCAATAGCCCATGTTTTAATTCCTTCCATTCTGTCTAAATTGCTTTTGTATTTAGGAT